ACTGGGATTAATTGGTAATCACTCAGTATTAAATAAATCACTTGCTAGATTTACTAATGGTACATCTACGGCTGGTGCTTATGCTGCTAATACAAGAAGTAACTTTAATAAACCTAGCTTACTAAGAAGTAGAGATATTTCTTATAATGCAAAAGATGCTATACCTACAGGTTACGATGTTGGTACTGCTATTAGAATACCAAGATCAAGCGGTGGTATATCTTCATTTACTACAATTTTAGGTACAGGCTCTTTAACAGGTACTGCAATATTAGCTAAATTATCTAGTGCTGATCTTACAGGTACAGGATCTGTAAGCGCAGCTTTAAGTGTAATTACTCAAGGTGAAGCTGCTATTGCCGGCACTAGTTCTATTTCAGCAAATTTATTGGCAACTTCTGGTGTATCGGCAGCATTAGCAGGTACAAGTTCTGTATCTGCAAACATAAGTGCTAATGTCCCTGTAGCTGCTACGCTTGCAGGTAGTTCTAGTTTGAGTGTTAATCTAACTGGTATTGGTAGACTTGAAGCTGATATTACTCCATTTACTGAATTAAGCCCACAGAGTTTAGCGACTGCTGTTTTAAATTCTGAAGTGGAAATAGATTATAATTTGCAAGCTGCACTTAGGTTAATACTTTCTGCTACTTCTGGTAAAGTATCAGGCGCAGAGACTACGACAGTAACAATTAGAAATGTAGTTGATGATAAGGATAGAATTGTAGCTACTGTAGATGCTAACGGTAATAGAACTTCTTTAACTTATGATGTGAGTGACTCGTAATGTTTGCTAAAAGTTATTTTGCAGCAGCTTATTTTGCACCTAGTTACTGGCCGCCAATTGGTGACATTGTAATACCACCGACTGTAGCATTGTTTAATTACCCAATATATAGAAGGATGCGTAGAGCATGATTGATAAACCGTATGTACGAGACTCTGCTGATGAAAAGCAGGTTAAAGAAGCTACAGCAAGAAAGAAACTTCAAGATGATCAAGACGATAAAGATCTTAAGTTTCTTCTTAATACACCTCAAGGACTAAGAGTTCTTTGGGGTTTGATTGCAAAGTGCGGTATTTATGAGCCTAGCTTTACAGGTGGTAGCGAGACTTTCTACAAGGAAGGTAAGCGCGCCATAGGTCTAGAGTTACGTAAAGAAATTCTAGCTTGCGATCCAGACGCTTATATAAAAATGATTAACATTTTAAACAAAAAAAAGGATAGTTAAATATGGAAAACACTACACAGGTCGTAGCAGACCAGGCAACACCGAATGCTGCTACTACTGAAACAGTAACGACAGCAGCAGTAATACCCGAGGCTACTGCCGCTGCGAGTACTCAAAGCCAAACAGATGCATCCCAATCAGCTAGTGCGAAGCCAATCGAGATTGAGCTTAAATTACCTGAGGGATCTCTTCTTAAGCCTGAAATCATCGAGCAAGTTAAATCCTATGCAAAGGAAAAGAACTTAGCTCCTGAAGTAGCTCAGGCATTAATCGAAAGGGAGCATAACGCGGTGAAGAGTTACCATGACAGTCTGGTTTCAAATCATGAAAATGAGAAATCAGAATGGGTTAAGCAAAGCTTGAAAGATCCAGAAATCGGAGGCGAGCGTTTCGGCCAAAACGCAGAACTCGCTAAACGAGCTATGGAAAAATTCGGTAATGCTAACTTTATCAAACTAGTTGAAGATCATGGTTTTGGGAATCATCCCGAAGTCATTAGATTTATGATGAACGTTGGTAAGTCAATGGCCGAGGATAAAATGGTTCAGCCTGGTTCGCAGGCTTCAAGTGAAAAGTCAATTGTTGAACTTTTCTATGGACCACAAAATTAATTTAATAGGAGAATATTAAAATGGCTTTATTAAGTGCAGGCGCCTTAACACTAGTTGATTGGGCAAAACGTAAAGATCCAGATGGTAAGACAGCAGCGATTGCTGAATTATTGAGTCAGTCGAATGAAGTATTGCAAGATATGCAATGGATTGAGGGCAATTTAGAAACTGGTCATAGAACCACAGTGCGTACCGGACTACCGACTACCTACTGGCGTTTATTGAATCAAGGGGTTCAGCCTTCGAAATCTACAACTGCTCAGATCGATGAGCAATGTGGTATGTTGGAAGCATGGTCTGAAGTAGACGTTGATTTATGTAAGCTTAATGGAAACGCTGGATCATTCAGATTATCTGAAGCATCAGCATTCCTTGAGGCTATGAATCAAGAAGCTGCATCTACTATTTTCTACGGAAATAGCGGTTTAGCACCTGAAGAGTTCAACGGTCTTTCAGTTCGTTATTCATCTACTACAGCGGCTAATGGTCAAAACATTATCCTTGGTGGTGGTGCCGGTGCAGATAACACTTCAGTATGGTTGGTATGTTGGGGACCACAAACAGTACACGGTCTTTTTCCAAAAGGATCTGCTGCAGGTTTACAGCATAAAGATCTAGGTGAAGTGACTGTCGAAACTACTGCTGGTGTTGCCGGTTCACGTATGCGCGCATTTCAAGATCATTTCCAATGGAAGATGGGTGTGTCAGTAAAAGACTGGCGTTATGCAGTTCGTATCCCGAACATTGACGTTTCAAATCTAGTAGGTAAATCATCTGCTGCAGATTTGATCGAGTTGATGATCAAGGCTATGCACCGCATTCCAAATATGTCTATGGGTAAGTGCGCATTCTATATGAATCGCTCAGTTAAGCAAATGCTTGATATCCAAAGACGTGATGATGTTATTTCAGGTGGTGGTTTGGTTTACAACGAAGTTGATGGCAAGCTTATGCCTTCATTCCGTGGTGTTCCAATCAGAACTTGCGATTCATTAACAGAGCTTGAGTCTTTGGTATCTTAATTAACTTTTAAATATATAGGAGATATATATATGTACGTAGACGCTTTATTATTATTTTCAGATGCTCAGGCTGTAACGGCCACAGCAGCATCTACAAGTTCTATTGACCTAAGTGCAGTACGAGACGTTGGAACTGGTGAAGATCTTTATGTTGTTGTAACGTGTGACGTTGCTATGACAGATGCTTCATCAGATTCAACTTTAGCTGTAGCAATTGAAGGTGATAGCACTACAACTTTTACACCTGACTACACTCGCACTCTTTTTACGTTCTCTGCTTTATCAGCAGCAGGTACTGTGAAGATTGCTAAGCTTAGTCCTGGTGATGTAAATTTGCGATACCTTCAGTTAAAGTACACTCCTGCGAGTGGTGACTTGACTACGGGTTCATTCACAGCTTTTATTACATCTCAAGTTGACAAGTGGACTGCATATGCAGACGCTATTACTATTAGCTAAGACATAGGAGTTTAAATAATGGCTGAAGAAAAAGGTAAAAAAGTTAGGGTTCTAGTTAAGAAATTACGCTATCATAATGATAAAAGATGCCGTGAAGGTGAGATCATTACGATGTACGAGAGTGAAATATATAACACCGATAAAAACGGGAATAAAGTATTAAGCTCAAGTTTAGAATTGCTTGACGAAAGTAAACCTAAAAAGGCTACCTCTAAGGTTCAGCCAGTAATTCAAGACGACGATGTATTATAAATAACCAAGGCGCTCAGAAATGGGCGCTTTGTTTTTGAAAAGGATTTCAAAATGGCTAGTGAATTAGATTTAGCAACAGATTACGAAACGGTAGCGGCTTCACAGACATCTCAAGTTTTAGGCCCTGCTGGTGGTATTGGCGATATCATAGCTAATATGATTATAAACGTGACAGCAGTTAATGCTACAAGCGTAGTTACTATACAAGATGGCGCTGACTCTGCTATCGCTTTAACTACATCTACAACGCCGATAGGATTATATAATTTAAAATTAAATATGCGGTCACGTTCTGGGGCATGGAAGGTTACCACCTTAGCAACAGCTACAGTTATTGCAATAGGTAAGTTTAAATAATGGCTACCAAGGTAGAAATTTGGAACATGGCTTTAAGTCATCTTGGTGTTTCAAAAGAAGTAGCTAGTGTTACTGAAAGATCTAAAGAGGCTGAAGCTTGCAATCGATTTTATGATTCTTGCGTAGCTGCTTTACTGACAGATCATAGCTGGCCTTTTGCTACTAAGTACGCAACGCTTGCGCTGATTGAAGAGACACCTAATAATGAGTGGGGTTATTCTTATAGATATCCTACAGATTGTTTTTTCTTTAGAAAGATTTTATCAGGCACTAGGAATGATACGTTAGCTACTAAAGTATCTTATGAAGTAGCGCAAGATGATTCTGGGCGCGTGATATTTACAGATGCTGCAGATGCAGAATGTAAGTACACAGTTATAACTGATGAGAGTTATTTTACAGCAGACTTTAACTTAGCTTTATCTTTTCGCTTGGCTTACTACATAGCGCCTAGGGTAACAGCAGGTGATCCATTTAAATTAGGTCCACAGATGATGCAGAAATATCAATTTGCATT